AGAAAAAAAAATAAAGATGCTTCTGCAAGTCCATCCTTCATAAGTGACGGCATGCCTTTTATTACTGGAAATAAGGGCGCAGACGGAACTACGTTTGCATGCCGTGACAGAATTGCAACAGAATTTGCACTGCTCAATTACAATATTTTTAAGCTGAATCCAAAAGAAAACGTAAAACGCCATGCACTTTATGATCTTCTTGAGCAGCCGAATGAAGAAGATAATCATTTTAATTTTTTTTATCAGTCGGCAATGGATTATTTTAACGGAGGCTGTTTCTGGTATAAGGCAATACGGGAAGGCCGTGTAATATCACTGTTCCGGCTTCCTGCTGCAGAAACGTCTGTAAGGCGCGGCAGTTCTGGCAGAAGGGAATTTGTTTACAGAGACAGGGTTTTTACTCCTGAACAGGTCATTTACATTCCTTCAAGGTTTGGTTATACGACGGATTATGGAGGCAAGAGCCTTGAGAAAGTTGCCGGCAGGGTTTTTGACACAGCAGGCTCTCTTGATGAATATACCCGTCAGAGTTTTCAGAACGGCATCAACGGCAAGAGGATCGTGGTTGATATTTCGCGCCTTATGCCGTCTATTACTGACGAACAGATAAAGGAACTGAAGGACAGCTTCCAGGCTGAATATTCAGGACCGGAAAATGCAGGACGTCCGCTTTTCCAGAAAAACGGTGTTTCATATTCTGAACTTGGAAGCAGTGCGGATAATAAGGCTGCAGAACTTTCAGAAAACAGAAAGATTCAGGAACATGAAGTTGCAAAGATTTTCGGAGTTCCGGAAGGAATCCTTACTGTTTCAAAAGACACGAACATTGAAAACACGTTTACTCTTTTTGCAGAGTTTGCGATTCGTCCGCTTGCCACACAGTTTCAGGAGGCAATATCTTCTCTTCTGGATCAGGAACGCTATGGTTTTGAGTTTGATTACAAGGGAATCATGAAGACGGCTCTTGCTCAGAGAGTTGATTCTTATCAGAAGCAGATTGCAACGGGAATTCTTTCTGTAAATGAAGCCAGGGCAAAGGAAGGAATGTGTCCTGTAGAAGCCGGAGACAATGTATTTATTCCTGTAAATTACATGCCTCTTAATGATGAAACGATTAACGCTTACATGGCTAAGCAGAAAAATGAAATTGCAAACGGTTCAAATCCTACAGATCCGGACAGCCAGCACTTTGGCGGTGGGGACGATAAGCAGTGAAGGTCACGCCCCGGAACGGTAGAATTACGTTTTGACGAGAGCGAACATCCGCGGGATGAACACGGAAGGTTTGTGTGCAAAAACGGAGGTTTTACAAAAGTTCTAAGAGGGAACGCAGATAAAATATTGCGTAAAAAAAAAGGAAATTACAAAAACTCTTCAACTGGCGATTGTTCAAAGCTGACTAAAAATGGTATAGAAAAACTAACCAGCGGAAAGGCTTTAGGAAAGTCTTTAAAGAACGGTTTTACAGCTTATCAGCATATGGAAGCGGCTAGCCGAATTACAAGTTTATATAAAAAATCATTTTTTATAAAAACAGAAGATGACAGGCATGGAAGGAAAGATGTATTTTTCAAAAAATATGAATGTAATTTTAAGTTTAAGAATGGAAAAAAAGCTAGGGCTTACATAACGATAATGAACACAAGGCAGAATGGAGATACATTTTATTCAGTTGAGCTTTTAAAATAAAAATCCCCGCTACTTTCGCGCGGGGGCGAGTACCAACCTTTTCAGGAGCCCATTACGGCGCTCTAACCATATCATTGCTGATTTAGGCTGTGCCAGGCATAAATCTATGACACTGGACCTTCGCCTCTTACAGCCACGTGGGTTGTAAGAGGGTAAGAACATTATATGGCAGTGTCTGATTATTTGTCAAACTATATTTTCTGGAACTTTTAAAATGGTAAGCGGTCATTCCAGCTTCTGGAATACTTCAGGTATCCATAACTTAGGGTTCCATGAAATTTTATAATTATAGGATTTTAAGTTGTCAGAAGGTTTTATTTGTTCAGAAAAGTATGTAATATCCTGCTTTTGCCCTAAATAATGCCTCAGGTAACTATTTTCCCCGGATTTAAGGACAATTTCAACGTCACCATCTCTATCTATCTGTACATGTGCATACCCTTCGCATGAAAAGACAGTTTCTCCCAGTCGAACATTGTAGAATACAATTCGCCGGTAAGAGTTAAAATTCCCTTCATCAAATTCAAGGTTGTTCACAGTCTTGGCATATTCTGTCATGTACTGAGAAGCTTTTTCTTTTCTCTGATAGTCTAATTGCGCTTTATCACTTTCAGACAAACACGAAAAAAACATACAAGAAAAAAGAACTGAAATAATTAAAAATATAAATTTTTTCATAATATCCTCCGCCATATATAGTCATTAGTGCTTTTGACTGTATTAGCATGCAATATCAGAAAACAGGTTTAACAGTCTCTGATGTTTCAAGGCTTTTTCAGGGAAAAGGTGTAGATAAAAAAAAATGTAATGAAGAAAAAAAAGGTCTTCCTGTTATTCTAGGAGCAAGCTCTTTACAGGAAGGAGGCGTTAAGACAGCACGCTGGATAGAAACTCCTGCACCTACTGCCGTACTGTCTAAGTTCGGGGACATTCTTATTTCCGCACAGGGAACCTGCGGCAAGGTTGGAATCAATAACATAGGCGATGCCGTAATTACCGAAGCAATTATTGCTGTCCGTCCCATGCCCTGGCTTATGCTTCCGCCGGTACTTGCTGCATGGATTCTGTACGGTATAGAAGAGCAGCATGTAATCCCTGACTTTGATGAAGACACGGTGGGATTTTCCCGCTGTATTAAGGCGGACGTCATCGGAAACATAGAAATTATGCCACTTGATACTCTGAAGCAGATTGAAACTGTATCTGCAATGAAAAGTGTTGCTCAGGGCTTCCAGCACCTCGAAACAAAAATGGCAAACCAGGACAGTGAAATTCCATCCATTCGGTCAACAGACGACATTCTGAAAGCTCTCAAGCAGGAGCAGAAAGAACTTGATCAGGATTTAAAAGATTTGGAGAAACTTCTTAAAGTCGATGCTTCTTCAGGTAAAAATCAAAATACACAGGAGGAATTGTTTTGAAAGTTGATTTAGATGTAATTGAAGTATTAAAGGGAGCTGAGACAGAGGGAAACAAGCTTCGTGTCACACAGAAACTTGACCGCGCTATGTACCAGAAAGTAAACAAAACCCTTACAGGGCTTGGCGGAAAATGGAGCAGCAGGGAAAAGGCTCATGTCTTTGAAAAGGATATATCTGAAATAATCCGGCAGGTTGTGGAGACGGGCGAGTATAAGGACTTAAAGGCAGACTTTCAGTTCTTTCCGACACCGCCGAAACTTGCAAGAAAAGTCGTTGAAATGGCAGGAATAAAGGACGGTGAAAGATGCCTCGAGCCCAGTGCGGGGCGTGGAGGTATAGCTCAGTTCATGCCGGGGTGTGACTGCATTGAACTGAATCCCGACAATGCCACTTACTTGCGCGAGCACGGCTTTAACGTTGTGCACGATGATTTCATGACTTTCGAGCCTGCAAAAGATTATGATGTTATTGTAATGAATCCGCCTTTCAATAAAGGGCAGGCTGTCGCTCATGTAAGCAAAGCACTTAAAGTTGCTAAACGCTGTGTAATTGCAATCACTGATGCAGGAATTACTTATCGGACTGACAAGGCTTCTATTGCTTTTCGTGAACTTGTTGCAAGCTACGGCGGAACTATTGAACCCGTTGAAACCGGAGCGTTCAAGGAAAGCGGAACGATAGTAGACACTGTGATTATAAAGGTTATAAAATAATAAACTTTTTTGTTATTTTGTACTTGACAATTTATCTATATTAAAGTAATATAATAAATGTCAGGGGGTTTAGCGATGAAGTACAAGTCGCATAAACGAAAAAAGCCGCCAAAGGACGGCGGCTCTTGGCTCGTAGGTATCGGCACTCTTTTGTTAGGAATTGCCGCTGTCTGCGAGGTAGCTTTTAAGATTGTTGTGTATCTGTTAGGTTAGCAACAATCGGGTGCGACAGGCTGCAACCTGTTGCACCTTTAGGCTACCATATTTTTTTTGGAGGTGTCAACATGAATATTTTAGACATCATACAAATAGCAATTGTAGTTTTAGGCGGTATAGGCGGACTGCTTATTATTATTGGGTTTATTATAAGGTTTATAAAGGGGTAGCGTATGCCACGAGGCGGATACAGACCGGGCGGAGGTCGCCCGAAAGGGAGCCCGAACAAAGGCACGGAACTTGGAAGAAAAACAATCTTCAAGTCTGTTACTATTTCAGGCAGTCCTGAAGAAGTGGAGAAAATCAAGCAGCTGGCAGAAGCCAGCGGTAAAAGTGTTTCCCGTTTTATAATTGAAAAAATATTAGATGAGTAAGATTAAACGCTCCGGTTTTTCGGGGCGTTTTTTTTTATTCTTAAATGACTGTATCAGCAGTAATAACTATCATCCAGACGACAGGAGAAAAAAAAAGAAATGAGTAAGACTCTTATGGACAGAATAGAAGCAGGACGTGAATTCCGGTCAATAAAACTGGAATGCCGGAAAAGTGAAGATGATAAAAGCTTCATTGTTGAAGGATACGCTTCAACCTTTGGAGAAGAATACAAGCTGTTTAGTGGCGAATCAACGGATTACGTGGAAGTTGTGGACAGGAACGCCTTTGCATCTACTGACATGTCGGACGTAATCTTTCAGTACGATCATGAAGGGCGTGTATTTGCCCGCGGTTCAAACGGGACTCTGAAAGTAGAACCTGACGAACACGGGCTTAAAGTTATAGCAGACCTTGGCGGTACAGAAGAAGGCCGTAAGCTTTATGAAGAAATTAAAGGCGGCTACACAAATAAAATGAGTTTCGGCTTTACCGTTCGCGGTGAAACTGAATCATGGACAAAACAGGAAAACGGGCGCAGTAAATACACCCGTACGATAACAGACGTGGAAAAACTCTATGACGTCTCTGCCGTTTCACTTCCGGCAAACGACGGCACGGAGATTTCAGCACGACGCCTTCGCGACGGAGCGAACGCAAGGCATGAAGCGGAGCGACTTCAGCAGACTGAAAAAGAAGCCATGACTGTAGAAAGTGAGAGCAGGGCAAGGAAGCTCAGCCTCATGAAGTTACATTTTTAGTTTTCAGGAGTAAAACCTATGAAAGAAAAAATTGAAAAGCGTTCCGCTCTGATTAAAGAGCTGGAAGAAATGAATGCAAAGGCTGATTCAGAAAAGCGTGCATTTACGGATGAAGAGAAAAAACTCTTTGATGAAAAATCTGCAGAGGTCAGGAAACTGACTGATGAAATCAAGTTTGAAGAACAGCGTGCTTCAACTATGAAAGAGTTTTCTGAAATCTCAAAGCCTGCAGAAGGAAAGGAAGACCGCAGTGCTGATGCATCATTCCTTAAGGTTGAAAAACGCGCCGGTGGTGTTGAACTCAGAACTGCAGACATGACAATGGCTGACGGTGGTGCTGCCATTGCCCCGGAACAGTTTGTAAACGACATCATCAGAGCTGTTGAAAAGGAAGCTCTTGTTTATCCTCGCGTCAGAAAAATTCCTGTTTCCGGAGCAGGCTCTCTCGGTCTTCCTTATGAAGCTGCAGATGCATCTGATGCTGACTGGACTGCAGAAGTTCCATCAAGTGAAATCTCTGCAGATAACACCTGGAAGTTCGGTAAGAGAAGTCTTTCTCCTGCTGACCTTACAAAGCTTATCAAGGTATCAAAAAAACTTCTTGCTATAAGTGCAGTTTCTATTGATGCACTTGCAAAGGAAAAGATTTCCCAGAAGCTTATTGCAGCCTTTGAAAATGCAATTATCAACGGAACAGGCGTTGCCGCTGCAAACAGTGGTAATGTAACTCAGCCTCTTGGTCTGTTTACTGCTTCTGCTGATGGAATTTCTACTGCCCGTGATGTTGAAACAAAAACAGCCCTTACAATCAGTGCTGACGACATCACCAACATGTACATGAACCTTCGTCCTGCATATCGCAGAAAGGCAGTTTGGATCATGAACTCAGACATCCTTAAGCAGGTAATGCTCTTAAAGGACAAGAACGATCAGTATCTGTGGCATGAATCACTTCGTGTCGGAGAACCTTCTACACTTATGGGACTTCCTGTTCTTGAAAGTGAATACGCTCCTGGTGGAAGCGGAACCGGCGGAGCTCTTGCAGCAGGCGATTATGTCATGGTTCTGGGAGACCTTGACCATTATCAGTTTGCATACTGGAAGGGTATGGATATCACCGTAGCAAATGAAGTATTTGCCGGAAAGAACCAGGTAGGTTTCTACGGACATACACTTGCTGACGGTATGCCTACACTTGCAGAAGCATTCACACGCCTTAAGATTAAGGCCGGCAGCTGATATTAGTCAGTTTTACGGGGCTTGAATCCTTTTTTCAAGGGTTCAGGCTTCGTTATATTCAGGAGGAAAAATCGAATGGCAGAGAGTAAGAAAAAAACAGAAAAGCCTGAAAACCTTGATTCTTTTACGGACCTTAAAGGACAGCGCCCTGAAAGTGATACGACAAAAACTGCAGAAGCAAAGAAAGAAGCTCTGGTAAAAATAAGGGCTCTTAAAACTATCCGCGGTGTTTACGGAGCTTTTGATTCTGGTAATGAATATGAAGTTCCGGAGAATACGGCAGATATTCTCTGTAAAGACGGAAGGGCTGAAAAATGCTGATAACAAAGGCTCAGCTTGAAGCATTCACCGGACGCGTGTTTACCGAATCAGATGAATGGTCTGACCTGGTAGATATCTTTATAGGTTCTGCACAGGCTGAAATTGTTAATTACCTCGGTTTTAATCCTGAAACAGATGAGGATCTTCAGGATTATGAACTTCTGCAGATTAAAAACGTATGCCTTGAGATTGCAGCTCTTATTGCAATGGAATCAGATTGTAACCTTGGCGTGAATTCTTCAAGCGAGACAGGGGGAATTTCCCGCTCATTCCTTAATGTCGTGGATTTTTCCCGTTACCTTGCAAAACTTTCACCTTATGTAAGAAAAAGAGGGTTTTAATGGCTGAATCACAGTGGATCAGTGTAACTGCATCAGTTGAGGAAGTACAGAAAGCTCTTGCCGGAACTTCCAAAAGCCTTAATTCAATTCAGCGTCAGACTATTGCTGTAATTGCAAGGGGAACCGTTAAGGCAATAAAACAGGGAATCAAAGAATCTGTGGGGAAGAGGACCGGAGAACTTCTTAAATGTTACGGCTATAGAATAAGGCGTGACGGTTCAAGGGGTTCTGTTTATCCCCGCGGAAGTTCAGGCTCTCATATTTTCCCTAAAGCATTTATTCAGAACTACGGTCATGAAGGTCCTACAGAAAGGGCTTCTTCCTGGAAGATTTTACCTAAAGCTTTTATCCAGAAAGGCGAGAAATACGCATCCGGTTCTGACTACATGAGGGAGCTTCAGTCGCTTGTGGATAAAAAACTAAAAAAATACTGGGGGTAACCAATGGACGGTATTTATGAAACCTTAAAAAACTTTCTGCTGAATGAAGTAAATGAGCGGATTACTGCAGAAAGCGGACTTTCGCCCTTTGATGAAAAACACATCATTTTCGGGCTTGTAGATGTGACTAAGTATTCCGGGGCAAAGGTTCTTGTTTCAGTCCTTCCTGAACATCAGGAAATGGGAATTGGCAATACTGCTTTAACTGTAATAAGAAATGATGTTCTTATAACAATCATATGCGGTGCTGATACCTTTGATAAGGTTCAGAAAAAAGTTGTTCTTTATGCTAAAGAAGTGGAAGCTGCAATTCTTGAAGAAACGCAATGGCCGGGAACCGTTGAATCTGTACGATTTGAAAGTGCAGACTTTACTTTTGATGCCGGCAATATTTCAGGACAACTTTCTGCTGTAGAAATAAAATTGACTGTAGATACCGTATTAGACACTGATCCTCTGGATGAGATGTTTGACTAAAAAAAATAAATATCAGGGAGATTAAAATGAGTGAGGAAAAACTTGTAAAAAAACATCTGTTTGCCTTGTTCCTTAAAGACAAGAAAACAGAAAAGTTTATCCGCATCCGTAAGGCAACGGAATTAAACCGTGCAATGAATCCTGTAACAGAAGAGTACGATTACATTGCAGATGAATTTCCGACTACGGAAGTTACAGGCTACAAGCCATCAGAGCCTGTTTCTGTAAAAGCATTTAAGGGCTCAGAAGATTTTGACCTTTTGTATGAAATCTACAAAAACAGGTCAATTGGAGCAGATGCTCATTATGATGTTCTTACAGTGTACTTCTTTGATGAGTATTCTGCTTCCGGTAAAACGTACTACTATGCAGAGTACGAAGATTCAACCCTTACAATTGACAGTTGGGATGTTTCCGGAACTTCTTTGTCTGCCAACATTGCCCACAATGGAACGCCAAAAAAAGGCTATGTTGAAATCGTAAACAAACAGCCGGTATTTGTAGAAGGTGACATTCCTTCTGATGCAGAAAGTACATATTTTGCAACTGTTGCAGAGTTCATCGCAGCTGCAGAACAGGTTTCAACAGGGGTGAGCTATGAAGATTCTGAATCTGTAAGTCATAATGACGGGGTAACTTATGCCTATGGCGGAGTTACTTATCTTTATGACGGTGAAGGTCTTTATACCGGCACTGTAGAAAGTGACGTATGGACAAACATTACCGCTGTTGATGTTACAACCATTGCAAAATGATAGACCTTTCTAAAAAGGTTCTTCCCGATTCCGTAACGGTTTCGGGAAGTTCTTTTAAAATAAAGACTGATTTTCACTATTGGATCCGCTTCATTCAGATGCTGAATGAAAAAGTTTTTTATGAGGATTTTGATTTTCTTTATAAAGAAGGGATCCCGGAAGACAGAAAATCAGGTTTTGAATCCTTAAAAGCTTTTGCGTTCCCAAAAAGGGAACTTCCACGAAGTACTGAATCAGAAAATCCGGATTTAATATCATACAGTTACACTCTTGATGCGGACCTTATATATTCTGCCTTTATGCAGCAGTATGGCATTGACCTTGTAGACTCTTCCATGCACTGGTATAAGTTTCAGGCACTTTTTAACGGACTCAGGGAATGTAAGTTTACGGACGTAGTAGGTTATAGACTTTATGAAGTTAAGGGGAAAGAGACGGCTTACGACAAGCAGATGCTGAAAATGCGGAAGGCATGGGAAATTCTTCCTGAACTTACGGAAGAAGATAAAAAAAGAATTGACGACTTTAATAAATTATTTTGATTTACAGTAACCAGATAACGTTAAAACTATAGTTTTATATAGAATCATCTGCATCTAAATCAAACGGATCGTCAGTATTAAGAATTGCAGCTTCTTCCCAGAATTTTTCATTTTCTTTTTCTTCTTCTTTGGAGATTTTCTTTTCAGGTCCTAAAGCTATAGCGACTATAATCAGAATAAAAATGATTGCCCAGAACATAATAAAACCTCTAGTTTAGTCGTCTACAACGAAGTCATTTTCTGATTCTTTCAGATGTTCTTTATATTCTTCATCTGACATAGGATTAGGATGTTTTAAGCACCAGATGACAAAAATAATCGTTAATAATGCTGCCATATAAACCTCCTCTCTATGTTTATTATAAGACTATATAAAAAAAGGAACAAGTAAAATGAGTAAGAATCTTGGAATTAATATTACAGCAAACGATGAAGCTTCTGGTGTTTTACAAAAATTAACATCTTCTTTGAATAAATTAAAAAAAAATCAAACACTCAAAGAATGGGGTGATTTTGGTAAATCAATAACAGGTATCAAAGGAGCTGTAGGGGCTGCAACAACAGCAGTAAAGATGTTAGGCTCTGCCATAGGAGACCTTTCAGATGCAGCACTTGTTCAGCAGAGGGCAGAAGTAACCCTTTCTACAGCCGTAAAGAACAATCCGTATTATGATAATTCTGCAACGGAACGGCTTAAAAACTATGCTTCTCAGCTTCAGGCAACAAGTACTATAGGAGACGAGACACTCATTCCTTTTATGTCAAAGCTTGTAAGTTACGGGCGCAGTGAAACAGAAGTCATGGACGTAATGCAGACTGCAGTCAATATGGCAGAAAGCGGAGTAATGGATTTAGGTTCTGCAGTCTCTGCCTTAAATGCAACTTATCAGGGCAATGCAGGACTTCTTGCCCGGCAGATTCCGGCCTTAAAGAATCTTTCTTCTGAACAGCTTAAAGCTGGTGAGGGTGTAAAGCTTTTGAAACAGCAGTATGCGGGAGCTGCAGAAGAAATAAGTAATTCCGTAGGTGCAATTCAGAAGATGAAGAATTCCTGGGGAGACTTAAAGGAAAATATCGGGCGTGGAATTAATGCTCTTCTTAATCCTCTGGCAAAAGGTTTCGGTTATATCGTAGACGGTCTTAATACTGCAATATCTGGTTTTAAGAAGTCAGAAATTGAAGTTGAAGGAATTAAAAGAATAATTGAATCTATTCCAGGAGTTAAGAGCGAGGGTGCCGGTACTGTTGATTATGTTGAAAAGAACAGTGCTGAACAGCTTGAAGCATACAAAAAAGCCGTTGAGGAAATACAGGAGCAGTATAAAACAATAGACGTTGATCTTGCGAAAGCTCAGGCAAGAGTTAAGGATCTTACAGGAAAAAGAAATACTGCTGCAGGTGAGGCAGTTGCTGCAGGTGTTGGAGGTGGATGGGGAACTGAAGAAAAATACTCTAAATTGTCAGAATTAAACAGGCAACTTGACGAAGCTGAACAGGAATTAAAGCGTCTTGAAAATGTATACAGAGATTATCAGCTTGATTCTGGAGAAATCGGTAGTCCGGAACAGGGGGCACTTCATCAGGCTAAAGCTCGTTACGAAAAACATCTTCGGGAGATTCAGGAGGCTGATGAACAGGCAACGTCTGACATTGAAAAGGAATATGACGAACTCATCGCAAAGACAGAAAAAGAAATTGAAAACAGACGTAAGGCCGGAGAGACAGTTACTGTAGAAGCTGAGGCACAGGAAATCCTTAACAAGGGACAGGATTTTTATATAAAAAAACTGAATGAAGGGTATAAGGAAAACGAAAAAATTAAGGCATCAATAAACGCCCAGACTGCAGAGCTTGAAAGACAGAAGAACATTACGAAGCAGACAGAAGCCGTTTCATCTTATGAAGCAGAAATAAAGGCTGCAGAACAGAATATTGAAGCCCGCCGGAAAGCCGGAGAAGAAATAACTGCAGAGGCAGAAGCCCGTGAACTTCTCAACGTTCATACTCAGGCATATATAACCATGATTAAATCGGGAGTAAATGCAGAAAGTGAAGCCGCAAAGACAGCTGTTTCCAGGATAAAGGCTCTTTCTGAAGAAGTAGCAGGATATGACAGGCTCTCAGAAACTATGGGAAGCGTAAAGGCTGAGGCAGAAGAATACCTTAAAGCTCATGAAGAAATTAAGGAGCTCGGGCTGTCTGAATCCCTTGGAGAAACGATAACGGCTTTAGAGGCAGAAGCTGAAACTGTTAAAGACGACACAGAACTTTATGAACTGTACATTCAGCGTATAAAGGAATTAAAGGACCTTAAGTCAGGTGTAGAAAGTTTTGAATCAGAAGACCGGGTAAAAGATTTTAAGTCAAACTATTCTGAAGTCTCTGACCGTCAGAAGATTCTTAATGAACTGCATCAGCTGGAACTCGATTATGCAAACATGACGGAAGAGGATAAACTCAAGGTAAAGAAAGATTATGAATTGAAGCACCGTCAGCTTATGGCTTCTCTTGTGGAATATGACATTGCACAGGTTTCATCTTTCATTGATCAGTATTCTCAGTGTATGTCACAGATAAGTTCAATGGTTCAGCAGAATGCAGAAAATGAAGCAACTGTCCGGCAGGCAGAACTTGAAAAGCAGTATGCAGCCGGAGAAGTAACTGAAGAGGAGTATTACGAAAGGCAGGAACAGATTGAAAAGGAAGCTGCACAGAAAAAATATAAGATCCAGATGTGGGAATGGACGGCTCAAATAGCACAGACTACGGCACAGGTAGCTCAGGCAGTCGCCAGTGCCCTTGTTCAGGGCGGACCGTATGCAGGACCGGCACTTGCTGCAATGATGGGGGCTTTAGGCGGTGTTCAGCTTGCGGCCGTAATTGGAGCAAAGCCGGTTCCTCCTTCCTTTGCAACAGGTGGTATTGTAGGCGGAAATTCCTATTATGGGGATAAGGTTCAGGCAAACGTAAACTCCGGAGAAATGATACTTAACAGAAGGCAGCAGAA